GCATACCTGTACCAGTAGAATCTGATGCGATTACTCCAGAAGTAGATACTAGATTTATTGTATTTACACCAGATCCACCACCCGGAGAGCCATAAGCAAACATTCCTTTATCTGAATCATAAGTAACCCCATCTACATAAGCCCTAGCAGTACCTACACCAGTAGCATCTGTTGCTATAACACCAGCGTTAGATACTAGATTTGATACGTTTGTACTAGAACCACCAAATATCCAACCATAAGCCATAATTCCTTTATCCTCATCATACCCTACACCTCCTCCACCATACCTCGCAGTGCCCACACCAGCAGTATCAGTTGCTATAACACCAAGGTTAGATACTAAATTTGATACGCTTGTGGCAGGATAACCACTAAAATAAACTGCTTTATCTGTATCATAAGAACATGAACTAGGTTGCATTCTACCTGTTGCTACACCAGTAGTATCAGTTGCGATTACTCCAGAACTAGATACTAGATTTGATACACTTGTATAAGCACCAGTATATCCAAAACAAAAAATTCCTTTATCCTCACCATATCCAACCCCCCCATCTCCCATTGCTCTTGTTGATCCTACACCAGTAACATCAGATGCTACAACACCCTCATTAGATACTAGATTTGATATATTTTGATAAGTAGCATGTATTGCACCATAAGCAAAAATAGCTTTATCACCACCATAAGTTGCAGCTCCTGGGTAAGTTCTACCTGTTCCTACACCTGTAACATCAGTTGATACAACACCTGCATTAGACACTAGATTTGATACACCTGTATGACTGCTAGTACTCCAATTATATCCAAAACCAAAGATACCTCTTGTATGTCTACCAGCTTCTCCTGCTGGTTCTTGCCATAATTCACTACTAAACATATTCTATCCAAATGCCAGTTGCGGAGATCCTAATGCGACTCTATTATCTGCGATTATTGCATAGGGAATCAAGTCTACTGCATTAGCCGCAGTTGAAATAACAATTCCTCCAGCGGCAGGTGTTTCATAATCACCATGTATGCTGAGAGTTCGAGATCCTGTGCCATCTTGAATAAAGTAGATAAGGCCAGTTTGCCCTATCTGTGAGGCTTCTGTAGTAGGCGCACCCAAAGTAACATTCCCATCAGTAGTTATATGAAAGTTCTGGTAAGTATCAAAATCTAAAACAAGCGTTCCATTAGCGGAAGCATCAGTAAATACACTAGGCATTTGTGCTTTAGTAAATGTGTTTTGTTCATCTGTTTTTACTACAGCCGCTTCTAATGTAACTGCGCCTGACGAAACAGCAAAGTCAGCACTAGCAAATGACGCTATACCTTTTGCACTTGTACTCGCATCCGATACGGCTACTGTAGCTGTTCCAGAAGAATAAGATACACTTGCAGGGGAAGTCCCAGCAACGATCACAGCACCTTTAGCAACTGCAGTTCCATCATCAGCATTAATGGTTACAGTATCCGTTGCTCCAACAACAGTTGTTATAGAATTTCCACCAGCAATATCCATTGTATTAGAATCTTCTACAGTTTGATTAGATCCAGAATCACCAGTTAATGTAAAGGAACTCATATTGCCAGAACCAGCCGTTCCTTGAGGTATTCCAAAATTAAAAGTTGCAGCAGAACTGCTACCAGCATTTGCTACAGTAGCCGAACTTCCAGCAGATAAAGTTGTTACACTTCCAACAGCTATAGTTGCAGCAGTACCGACAGCTCCAGTCGAACCTGTTGCTCCTAAGATAGCTGTTTGTTTAACCCATCTAGTATTAGATGTTTGATATTTAGCTATATCTCCATTTGTTGCCGCTGTTAAGGAAGATGTTCCATTTGTATCATACCAAGTTAATCCTGATCCTACAGCCGCAGTAAATAAAAAGAAATCACCCTCTGATGGAGAACCTGGAAAAGAATTTCCTGTAGACCATATAGCAGTACCAGGTATTCCAAAATTTAATGAGGCTGATGCAGAACTTCCTGCATTTGCTACAGTTGGTGTTGCACCTGGAACTAATTCACTTACAGAATTAACAGCTATTGTTGCCGCTGTCCCAGTAGAACCTGTAGCTCCAGTAGCTCCAGTTGGTATACCTAAAGCAAAAGTCATAGCTCCTGTTGTTGTATTATAAGATGCTGAAGATGTTGCACTTCCTCCAACACTTACAGTAGATGTTGTAGAAGAAGAACTTGCTGGATATACTATTGCTGATAAAGTATTACCAGAACTGTCAAAAACTAAACCTTTACTTGCTCTTGTTGCCGCATTAGGTAACAACATAGTAACGTCTGTATCAGATTCAGCCAATCTAATTGACCTATCATATTTAGTATCATTTTCTTGTGCAATAGCAAAAGTCTTATCTAAATCTGTATTTAAACTTCCTATATTAAAAGCACCTGATGTTGGAAAATCTGTTGATCTTGCAATTACAATATCTCTATAAATAGTAACGACTGTTGAAATAACTGCCGCTCCTAATGTTACACTTCCTCCAGTAAAACCTTCATCATCTGCCGCTGTTCCTGCAACTGTAAATTGTGAGGAACTAGGAGAACTTGCTGCTCTAGTCCATGTTGTATCCGTTCCACTTATAGTGGTTATTACTTTAATATCATCCAAAGAGAAAAATGGAAAGTCAATAGTAAAAGCTCCTGCCGAGCCTGAACTATCTGTAGTATACTGAACTCTTGCGTCATTATCCGCTATCGTTAAATTTGCCATATTTTTTTTCCTTATCTATTATTATCTTATAATCTTTATGTTGAGCAATTCACATCTTAATCATCTTTAATTAATTCTTCTCCTATTTTAACTTGAGGAAGGCTTGAAAAAGGTAAATCAAAACCACTATCTATACCTTTCATTAAATATTGTGAAGCAGGGCCAGTTAAAGTTCCGACTTTATATCCAAGAGATGTTGGGCCAGTATCAACTCCTAAAAGTCTACTTGCGCTTAATCTTCCATTAGTTAACACACCAGCTATAGAATTAAAATCTCCAAAAATTCCTGTAACACCTGATTTTATTATAGCTTCATAAAAAAGTTCATTATAATCTTCTTCAAGATCTTCTCCGTTTATTAAACGTTTAAGCTGTACTACTAAAGCTCCAATTAAAATCATAGACACTATACCTGTTGCAAAGTTTATATCTTTTTCTTGCGCTCCACGTATCATAACTTTTTGAACAAATGCTTGAGAAAAGGATTTGTATTGAGCAATTAAAGTTCCTAATGGTTTAGAAGTCCATAAAGCTCTATCTCCAGCACCAGGAGTTACTATAGTTCTTTTAATTTCCATATTTAAAGCATATCTAAATTTAAGAACTGTTTGAGGATCACCTATATCCCATTTTGCTGTATTAACAATATATTGATTACCATTTACTAATTGATGATTTTTATCTATTTGTTTACCTATTTTATCTAATGTTTTTAAATCAATACCAGACATAGTTAATTTTTCTAATTCTCTTTGTGTTATAGGGTTTTGATTAGATCTTTTATAATATTTTAACGCTAATTTAGATATATCATTAGTAACTAATTGAGAAACTAATTCTTTAGCAATAGAGTTCCAAGCATTTAAACCATTTAAAAGCATCATTAAATTTGTAGAATTGTGTAAAACTTCTTCAAATTTAGTTCTATTTTTAAAAATATCTCCTACATCAGATGTTGCCATTTGACGTAAACCTAAAATTAACTCTGCACCTTGAGATACATTTCTAATTTCTTTTCTATTCATTTGTTTTAAAAGATCATTTAAGCCGCCTTTTTTTAAAAATAAAGCTTTAAAACCTTCTGTAAAATCTTTAAGACCATGACGCATTATTACCATGCCCATATCTGGTATTGAAGAAATAGCCGCACCTCCCATATGAGTAACAACACTTAAACTTTTTCCAATTCTAATAAGTCTTGAAGCCGCATCATGAGGATCAGCAGGTGCGCCATATGTCCCTCTTAATCTATCTCTTAATCCCTGTAAATCACTTATATCATTTTGTTTTTTAACTTCTATTTTTACTTTCATTTCAGGATCTTTAGTTTTAAGAATTAGTTCATCATATTGATTACGAACATTTTGTAATGCATCTTTCATAGTAACATCACCAAATTGATTAGTTAAAACAATATCCATTCCCATTGTTTTAACATAATGTTTTGTTACTATTTCAACATCATTAATAAGAAAGGGAGCAAGTTCTGAATCTGCTAATTGTATAACTCTTTGTTTAGTAGAAAAAGCCTCATTTACAAAATCATCTGAATTATTTATTTCTGCATAGCCTTTATTATGTAAAATACTTACTGTTTTTTGTTCTGCTATTAAATTAGCTTTAGCTTCTGAAAGATTAGGATTACTTAAATAAGTATCTTTCAACATTAAAAGATGAAATCTATCTGGATCTTTTTCAATGGCCACATGATTATAAACACGAGGAAAAAAATTATTTGCATTATTTTGCATAGGGCCTTTTTTATGTAAGTCTTTCATAGTAGTTTTTAATTCTACTATTTTATCTTTTATTTTCTTTATTTTTTTAATATCTGTAATATCTTTTAAAGATAATTCTAAAGCGTTAATTTTTTTATTAAATGGCATTTGATAAATTTTTGCATCATAAGCCATTTTATCTATATTGTTATATAAAGAACGATAAGCATCAATAGTTTTTTGTGCTTCTGGTACAAAATGTTTTTCACCTGAACGCAAATACGTTACTATTTCTTCATTAAATTTACTTCTTGCTATTATTTGTTCAGCAGTTCCAGCTCCTTTAATACCTAATTTTATTTTAAAATCTGCTTTAATATTACCCATTAGAGCATTACTTTTTGGTTCATATCCCCAAAGTTGTGCAAATTGATCTGAATGTACAAAAAGCGTTTCGTGCAACATGCTATTTATTTGCACATCCATAATAGCTTCAGCATTAGGTAATGTTGCTATACCTTTTTTATTAGCATTTATATATGCGCTAGTATCCACTAATAATTGTGTCATAATTCCAACTTGAGGAACATTAGGTATTATTGGATCTAATGACATTAATCTCATAGTAGGATTTAAATTAGATCTTTCTATTTTAATAGAAGTACTTATATAACTGTTATCTATGCCAGCTTTATAAAAATTAACTATATTGTTTACATGTTTTTTATATGCAGAAGTTTTTATAAGATCATCATGCAATGTAATAATTTCAATTTCTTCAAATTCTGCATCTGTAGCTCTTTTTTCATCATAAGAAGATTTTTGTTTATTAACTGGTTTAGTATTATTTTTAGATCTGTTTATAAGAATATTAGAAATATTAACATTTTCTTTCATAAATTTTGGAGATAATTTAATTCGACCAATTTTAAAAGCAGATAATGAAGAAATTACTGCGGCATGAACAGCTAAATGACCTAAAAGCCTATCTCCTGTATATAAAGGATCTTGTTTAGCATGAATAGCTTCAATAGGTATAGCAAAACTAATACCATATACTCCTCCTAATACGAATCTATTTAAAGTAGTAGTAGCTGTTTTTGCCATAGTTATTGCGCCTACTCCTGTCCACATAGTTGGATCTAAAACAATAGCCGTAGTCATACCTAAAGTACCTATTATGCTATCTGATTCTGCAAGTCTTTGAGCCATTTTCATATCTTCAGTTATTTCTTCAAGAATAGAAATTGTTTCTTCATGAGAAGTTGATCCAATAGTAACTCTTTGAACAAAAGGCTTATCTTTAACTAAAGGATCTTCCATTCTTACATAATTGTCATCTCCTATAAATTCTTCAGCTTCATCTCTATAAATAGGTTCATCTGGAAACTCTCCACTTCCTATTGGAGGAACACCAGGAGCAAAATATCCAGCATACTTTGATAAATACTTTGCTCCTAAATCTTGTGTAAATTCTGCAATTTCATCCAATGGGCCAATTTTAAAACCATTAACAAAATCATCCCAGGCAGTATAAGTAGAGTCATGAGGTTTTCTTATAATTGCTTCAGGAAATTTTTTATTTTCAAAAGGAATATAAGGCCTATATTTTTTTTTTTCATTTGCTGTTATTGAATGTGTAGGTATGTATTTTGGGATTGCTCTATCTTCTAAAACCGCTTCTATTTCAGGATCATCATATTTCTTTCCTATAGTATACATTTCTTTTCTTTTATCATCTATTGGATCAGGTGATATTGGAACAGGATCTAATGCGCTAGGATCTGATGGAAATTCAGGAGCAGTAACTTCACTTAAAGGATCTGAAGGAGTAATTTGACTAGGTAATTCTGACACAGGATCTAAAGCAGTAGATTTATATTGAGATGTATCTATAGCATGTATTACTTCTTTACTAGCATCTTCAGCTCCTAAATCAAATCCTGGAGCTGTAGCTTTTCCTGAAACAGCAATCTTTTCTTTTTCATTACCAGCAATTAAATATTCAGCTTCTTTATTTCTTCTTGTTGGATAAGAATCTTGAAAATTTAATAAATTACCTTCAGCACCATCCCAATCATTAGTAATTACTTGCTTCCAAAAATTAGGAGTTTCACTTTCTAAATTACCATATTGAAATGCTACAGAAGCTATTGTTGTAGCTTTATGCATTGGTAGATCATCAAAATTCATACCTGATGCTTCGTTGTATCTTGTTTTTAATCTATTCATTGTTTTATTTTTTGCAAAACTATTAATTATTTTCATTTCATTATTATTAATAATTAAAGTATTTGCAATTTGATGTGCTTCAATACCTTTTAATCCTAAATAAGGTGTTAATTTTTTAATTAAGCTTTTAGGTAACCCTATTAAATCATTTTCATTTCTAGCTCCTAAATCAAATCCTGAAGCTATAGTTACTCCTGATTTAGAATCTTTATAATTAGGAACATATCCTGTAAGTTTAGAACCTTCTAAACCTAAAATAAAATCCCAATCAATATTTTTATTTGTTTCTTTCATTCTACATCATATTCATATTTGATTTGGGTTTAGGTTCTTCAATTTTTAACCAATCAAATTTACTTATTCTTGGCTTATCATTTTCTCCTATATCTGTACGAGCATCTGCTCCTCCATTAGTTGTCATTTCATATTCATAACTTTGCATAATAATATTCATAAAATTAGGTGACCATCCAGCCATATCACTATTACCAAATAAATTAAGACCATTTAAATAAGCTTGTTGTAAAAGATCAGTTGTTTTTCCACCTATTACTTCTTGAATCCATTTATTATTTTTAAGATATTCTTCTATTTTTCCAGATTGATCTTTGTAAATAACATTATAAAAACTATTTTTGTATTCGTAAGGATAAGAAACATTCATTACAATACCTGTTTCTTGCCCTTCTTTTTCATGACCTTGAGGATATAACTCTTTAATCTTCAAAGCTCTAGCTATTGAATTTTCTTTATCAAACCAATAAATTTCAGCTATAGGAGTTCCATTTGCATTAAATCCATTAGGTTTAATCATCCAAGAAACATCATGAAAACTATTTTCTCCAAACATTTGCGGTGTAAATAAATATTTTTTTGGATTTTGAGGATTTTTATTCCACTTCATATTATGAAACATATGAGCTATTTCATTTCCCATTTGTTTAGGATTTGGTCTTATTTTTGCGGCATCCCAACCAGAGTCCATCATTGCACTTGTTATACTATTTCTTTTCCATTTTGGTGTATAATCTTTAGTCACAGGGCCATGTGCTAACATGCCATCTTTACCTGACAGTTCAACAGAATAATTTCTTTCTTTTAAAACTTCCATTGCTATTTTAAATAAAGCTTTATCTCTATTTTCAGGATGTTCCATATAAGGCCCAGGATTATCTGCAAAACGTATTTTATACCTATCTAAAGTTTCTGAAGCTACTACTGTTGGCAATGGAATTTTACTTATATTACCAAATTGTCCCCATTTACCTACTATAGCTCTCCATGATGCATCATTCCAACTATCCATTTTAAGTTTATCTTGAAAAAAATCTATTATACCTTCACTTTTTGAAGCTATATTTTCAAAATTTATTTTAACGTATTCAATTTGATGATCTATATTATTTACATCCATCATTTCTTCTGAACCTAGATAAGATATATCCATCCCCTTATTTTGAATAGCTTTGTTATCACCTATTATACCTAACGTTGCAACAGCAACAGTCGGTATAATTAAATTTTGCCAAGATCTAAGTCCTAAATCTAAATTCTTAACAATAGGCCCTCCTATTAAAGCGTTATATTCTCGACTTTTCATTGATTTGAAATGACGATTAAACATTTGTTCGCCATGATTTCTTACTTCTGGTTTTTTACTATTTAAATGCTCTTTTTTAGCTAGTTTAAAAGCAGATTCAGCACTATCTACTGATGATAAACCTGTAACATAATTTTTCCAAAAATCTCTTGCTGGTTTATTTACCTTAAATAAAAACATTTCATTATTGTCTTTGCTATATCCTGGTTTATTTGGATTTATCATACTTTCTATTAAAGGAAGCATTTTATCAACCTGTCCTTGCGTTAAATTTTCAGGATTATTTATAAATTGTTCTAAAGGGCCATTTAAAGTACGTAGGGGTTTATTCCATTTATTATAAAAAACTAAAGGATCATCTTGTTCTATATTAAAAGTTTCAAATACATCATTTAATTTTAACCAATCAGTATGATCTGCATCTGACATTGAAGTGCCATTTGTTCTAGAATATTCTTCAGCTTTAATAATTCTCTGTTTTTTATTTTCATAACCAATATATTCTTTTCGAGCTGTTATTATTTTTTGTAATGCGCTACTTTTATCATAAGTTCCATTATTAAAAATTTCTAAATTTAATCCTTTTTCACCTAACTCTTTTTCTAATTGCGCCATAGTAAAAGGCTTTGTATTTCCAGCATATAAAAGACTTTTAGGATCTTGAGTAATTATTGGCATTCTTTCCACAACATTCATAAGAAATAAGTCTTGATTTTCTTCACCAATTTTTCTTAAATGCGTGTCATTATCTGCAATTTTTTTATTTTGTAGTTTAAAAAACGTATTCATTGATACTGCATTATTTGTAATAAAGGGATAAGCTAATAATTCTGTTTCAGTTACCCTATCATGTTCGTAACCATTCATTAACATAGCTGTTTTCAAATTGTTTTGTTTAGTTTCGTCTGCTCCTATTTTAGTAAAATAAGCACTATGTAATGAAATTAAATTTGGTATTGAATAATCTTTGTTTATTATAGCTTTGTCTACAAGACTAGAGTTTTCTAACCAAGCTTCTTCATTATAATTTCCACTTTGTATATTAAATATAGAGGCTGCATAATTTGTACTTTGTATATTCTTTATTCGTTCATCATCTATATTTTTTTTATCAGTATAATCAGTTTGAATTTGATTAACTTTTTTGTTCCATTCTGAAACAAATAATTCTTTTTGAACAAGATTTTTATTATAGCTTTCGCTTATTTTAAGACGCTCTGTAATTAATTCCTTTTGAGCATTATTAATTTGTACTTCGGTATAATTGGTGTCGTTTTCTATTATTTTTAACCATTTTTTAGATCGATAAAGGCTTTTATAAACTTGAACTTTTTCTTTAAAAAGTTGTATTTTTTGAGGAATACTTTCTAAAGAATGACCTTTTGCTCCACTTGCGGCAAGAAGAATTAAAGCTTCTTTATATTGTTCTTCAATACCAAAAGCTAATTTACCTTTAAATATTCCTCCATTATAATTTGAAGCTTGTGAATAAGTTAAAGTTTCAATTCGTTCTAAAGCTAACGTTCCATTAATTACACCATCTGCTTTTTGTTTATTAAATAAATTACCTTGAGATATTAAAACACTTTCATCAGATATTGTTTTTAACATATGTTTAGTAGTGCCTACTAAACTTTCATCTAAATCAAGAAGCGCACTATCTCTATAAATATCCATTTTTTCTTTTACAGCCAAAGGATCATTAGGATGTTCTGCTAAAGTTTTAGCTGTAAAGTTTTTAATATCTGCTCCTAAAGCATTATAATAATTAGTTCTTGCTCCAGCTCTAAGAGCTTGTGAATACCAAGTATTATCTTCTGGTAAAGATGTTATAGGTTTTAATTGACCATTTTCATCATAAGTTATTAAATTATGACTTTGTATTTCACCTTCTTCTAAAGCAACTTGTTTTCTATCTTCAAAACGAGTAGTTAACAAATCACCTGCTACTCCTGCAATAGCATTACCCATTCCTGATAAATTAGGTGTAAACGTACCAACACTTCCTGCACCTACAAATGGGCTTGGTGTTTTTACTTTAACTCCCATTCTTAAACTCCTCCATAGCCTGTATTAGACCAACCTGTTTTTTTATTAGGTTTTTTTGGATTTGTTTTAACTCCACCACTACCTGGTGTTGATGTTTGTTTATATTTATTATAATCACCTAAAGCAGTACCAGCTGTACTTATATAACCACTCATCATATCCATATTACCTTGCGTTCTTGTATTTGATGCTGATTGATTTAATGCTCTTGCTTGATTATCACCAGCACTATATATCCTATCAGCATCTCTTTTCCACGAAGTTAATTGATTTTGCGCTAAAGCTTTGCCTGTACCACCAGCACCAGTTCTACCATATGCCGCTTGATTAGCAGATTCCGTTGACATTGCCGCTCTATATTGTCTACTTCTGTCAGCAGATGCTTGTTCTGTTTCAATTTGTGTAGCTATAGCTTGTCTTTCATAACTTTGTGCTTGTAAATGCGCTGATTTTTTAGCATTTCTTGCCGCCATTATACCACCACCAACTTTAACAGCCATTAATGCCATTGTTACTGGATCACCCATTTAAAACTCCAATTCTACCATTATACCATTTACTGTTAAAGGTAATGGTTCGGTTTGTGTTATTGTTACTTCTCCAAGTCTATCCCAACCTAACATCCAAAATTCTTTTCTCCCAGTAACTTTAGATGGTTCTGTGGATAAGTCATCATTGACATTACGTATAAGTAATTTTGTACCTTTAGCAGATACATCTAAACTTTCATTTAAATCTAAAACTGTTCTTACAACACGTCTATGTGTACCAGCAGAAGTTCCTCCTTCTACTTGTAATTCAGGAGCCAATGTTGTTATTGTTGGAGTATAATCTAATCCAGCCGTTATTGTTGTAAATGTATCAGGAGATGTTGATAAACTACCATCAGATCCTACAGTTTTAGATCCTAAACTATAATTACCACTTACTACTTTAATAACTGTATCATCTAAATGATCTAAACCAGTCCAAGACGCTGTAGCTGATCCAGAAGTTAAAGTTTCAGCCGCATCTAATGTTAAATTAGAATCAAATAGTTCTAATAAATACACAACAACGCTATCTATAGTTCTTTTAACAATAGCAAAAACTAAACCATTAATAGAGCATATATTTTTAAATTCCCCATTCGTTGTCCATTTTGACCAAGAAGATATTTTCTCATTACGCATAGCCATATATACAGCTAATGATCCATCAGTATTTAATATGTATGCATAACTTTCTTGGCCTTGATCATTTTCAGTTTGAATTTCTAATCCAATAGGATCTTGAATTAAATGTCCTGATAATAAAGATACAGAAGGTGATAAATACGCTTGTTTAATATCGTCATATTCAAATTCTCTTAATGACTTTTTACCTTTGGATAAGAATATTACAGCTTCATCAAATTCTTTAGCTTGTAATCTTGATGTTCCATAACGAGTTTGCCTACGAAAAGAAACATTACTAGGAGTTAATGGGTTACTTGCACTTGTAGGAGAATATAATTCACTATTATCTGTAAATATTAATAAATGTCTAAATGATAAAACACCAGTAATTTCAGACACTTGGCTTTCTAAAACTTGCACTTGTATGCTGTCATCATCTGCCGCTAATCCAACATCAAAATTAAAATAATCAGATGTTTTAGAAGCAAAAACATAATTGGGTAAATCTCTAGTTCCACCAAATACTAAACGACCTGAATGGAAACAACATGATCTTGGATATCCTCTTGTTACACTTATTGCTGGTTCTTCCCAATCTGAAGTTACAGTAGAATTAGTTAAAGTTTCACGTACAGTACATGCCGCTATTGTTGTAGAAGTTATGCTATTAACAGTTATTTGCTTAGTACCAATTCTAAAATTCTCTCCTGCATGAGAAGCAACCCAATAACTTGCAGAAGATGTTACATTAATATTTCCAGTTGTTGCACTAGGATTAAATGTTAAACTATCGGCTTCAAATTTATGATAAGGCTGATAAACAAGATTATCTGTTGTTTTAAATGCAAAAGCTGTAACAGTAAATGTTGAAGCTCCAGTACGTAATATTTTTTGTGTTATTAAATCAGGATGTGTAACAATCATAGTGTTTGCTGTTTGAGCTACAATTAAATCACTAATCATAGCAGAAGTCCAAGGACAACTACTAACAGTAACAACTGCCGCACCTGTTGTTCCATTATAAACATTTAATGTTGAAGCTGTAAAAATAAAGAAATATAATTGAGCATCAGAGAATATAAATGGTTCCATTTGATGAGATGTACCAGTTAAAGTAGATATAAACTTTGTACCAGGTCTACGTTTCAAACCACCTTGAGCTAATATACGAACATTAGTTAATGTTTTAGCTCCATTTGCATAAGCATGAGTATCTACTCTTGAAGATAATAATGGATCTAATTCTCCTCCAGTAAAATTTGTCCAAAATTGACGAAGAATTGCCATATTATCTCCTTATATTAGCAAAACGATTCAACTTGATATTATTTGTTGTAACAGATTGACTGTCACGAGTTTTCGCTCTACCAAATTGTTGTTCTCCTAATTGATTTAAGGATTGAGCTATATCGCCTTTACGAATAATAGATAAAGCAAAAGTAGATGCTAAACGATATACAACATACATTTTAAAGTATGGTGGCCAATCTGCTTCAGCAACTCTAAATTGATATGTAGCTACTAAAATATCTTCTGCAACAACGTCTGTATCTAATGTATAAATTTTATCTTCATAACGATCATATCGAATTGTAACATCATCATTAGTAATTGTTTGAATAATTAAAGGTTTAACATCTGTAGGTAACTGATAAGCCGCATCCCAAATATCTATTGGAGTATCAGTTAATCTATTTAATATTTTTTGTCCTGTAGAAAAATTCCAAGGGTGGGAACTTAAGCAATCTTCAACAACAGGTTCGTATAATAGATTTGCAGAAAGAGCTTCGTCTGTTTTATCATCAAAACTTGTTAAAGGTTGTAACCCTACTAACACCATAGCTTGTTGAGCAATATCAATTTTTGAAGTTGTAGCCATAGTTTATCCTTTTTAAAAAAAAGGGAGAGGAATAACTCGCTCTCCCTTTAATATTATCTTTAGTCTGTGTCACTTTG